AAGGGATTTAACAACTTAGAATAGTCTCATACAAAACTTAAGATTAGATGGCACAAGGAGAACCAAATATAGAAGGTGCAATAAAAGTTCTTGTAGATCTGTTAACTGCTAATGGTTTTACAATGACTCGCTCACCTTATGAGAATAATATGCGAGGTTTGGTTGATGCATTAATAGATTTAAAAGAAGGCTTTCCTACTTTTGCTCCACTGCAGGTTGGATTCAATGCAACTGCATTCGAGTCTGTATCTGATGGAGATGCTTTATTTATGCGTACCTCTGATGGGCAGGTAGGAAAAGCAAGTGCAGCTAATGGAACATTAGAAAATGCGACTGTAGTGGGTTTTGCTAATGCTGCTGCTTTGGCTAATGAAACTGTAAAGGTAATCGTTGTAGGACTAAAAACATTAAGTTCTTTAAATGCAGGAGATTTATTTTTCTTATCTGATTCAACCGCTGGAGCTATTACAACAACACCCCCATCTGGTGCAGGTAAAGCAGTAACTCGTGTGGGAGAAGCATCCACTACTACTGACTTTGCAATCCACATTGAACCTCCAGTACTTTTAAGATAATGTCCAGTGTAAAAGATTTAGAACCATATGCAGCTAATGCCGAAGGATTAGTAGCTGTTCTCGAAGATTTCAGGGCTACAATGCCTAACCCTGTTGTATTTAAGGTAGTTGGCTTTCAGGCTTTGACTTTTGAAGATGTTACTCAGGGAGATGCATTATATTCCAGGACTTCTGATGGAAAGTTAGGAAAAGCAATAGCAAATGGAACTCTAGATCAGGCTACAGTAGCTGGCTTTGCTGAAACTACAGTGACTTCAGGTAATCAGGTTCGTGCGATAGTTTCAGGTCAGGTGGCTGTATCACAGACATTAGATGCAGGTGATCTTTTCTTTCTATCAGCAACAACTGCAGGACAAATTGTTAAAACACCACCATCAACATCTGGTCAACATGTGACTTTTGTAGGTGAAGCACTAAATACAAACGAATTAATTGTACGAATAAAACGTCCTATTAGTCTGAGCTAAAATTGTTAAAGATAAAATAGAAGAATAATAAAAGTTTTTTATTAGATAAGAAACTAAAAGTAGTAATTAAAAGATGGCAACACGTAAGGCTATTACGCTGGTAAGTGGTTTATTTCAAGAGGTTAATACTCCTACAGATAAATTAGATTTCGCTGGTAATACTACAGCCGACCTTGGAGAGAATACTAATCTATATTTTACAAATGCCAGGGCTAGAGGAGCAGTATCAGTAACTGATGCTGGAGGTCAGGGAAGTCTTGCTTACAACAGTTCAACTGGAGTAATCACATATACAGGTCCATCTGATTCAGATGTGAGAGGAACATTAAGCGTAGCCTCTGGATCTGGTTTAACTTATAACTCTGGAACCGGAGAGTTTGGGACCAGTGCAATACCTAATGGACAGTTAGCAAATTCATCTCTAACGATAGGAAGTACAAGTGTTGCTTTAGGAGCTACTCAGGGAACTTTTGCAGGTTTAACTTCTTTAGCTTCAACAACTTTAATAGCAGGAACAGAAGATGCTGCAAATGCTATTGAGATTGGTAGTGGAAATATCATATTTGAAGGATCAACCGCTGATGCAAATGAAACAATACTGACAGCTGCAGATGCAACAGGTGGAGATAAAACTCTTACATTACCAAATGAAACAGGAACAATATTAACAACGGCATCTTCAATTGCTAACAGTAATTTAGCAAACTCAGCTGTAACAATTGGAAGCACAAGTGTTTCTTTAGGAGCGACAGCTTCAACTATTGCTGGGCTAACTTCTCTAGCATCTGGAACTTTGATAGCAGGAGTAGAGGATGCAGCAAATGCTATCGAGATTGGTAGTGGAAATATTACATTTGAAGGATCTACAGCTGATGGTAATGAGATAATACTTACAGCAGCCGATGCTTCTGGTTCAGATAAGACGATAACTTTACCAAATGCAACAGGAACCGTTGCGTTGTTAAGCACATTAAGCATTGCTTCTGGATCAGGATTGACTTATAACTCAGGTACAGGAGAGTTCTCAACTAATGCTATCCCTAACTCCCAACTGGCGAACAGTTCTGTTACTGTTGGTTCTACTGGCATTGCCCTGGGCGGTAGTGCTACGACGATTACTGGTCTATCTTCTATAACATCCAGTGCAGTTGTAACTGACGATAACGGTTTTAGAATTAGAGACAATTCAGATAATACAAAACAACTCGCTTTTGAGTGCTCAGGAATATCAGGAAGCACCACAAGGACATTAACTGTTCCAGATGCAAATGGAACCATAGCAACTCAAGCCTATGTAAATGCTCAGATTACAGCTGAAGATTTAGATGTTACAGGAGATTCAGGATCAATTGCAATTGATTTAGATTCTGAAGCTTTAAATATAGAAGGAGGGACTAATATCACAACTGCTGCAACAGGTAACAAAGTTACAATAAATATGCCGACTGCTTTTGCAACGGAGAGCTTTGCTACCGCAATAGCAGTGGCTTTAGGATAGTATTATGGCAACCCAAGTACAATTTAGAAGAGGAACAACAGGTCAGCATTCTGCTTTTACAGGAGCAGTTGGTGAAGTAACTGTAGATACTGAAAAGAAAACTGTCTGTATTCATGATGCGACTACAGTAGGTGGATTTCCTTTACTGTTAGAAGATGGAAGTAATTCCAGTTTTAGTTTAGGTTCATTATCCAGCTGTGCTCTGAAGTTCGCTGGAGATCCTAATACAGGAATAATAAGTGCTGGTGCAGATCAGATATCGTTAGTAACTGGTGGATTTGCAAGGCTTACAATAGATTCATCTGGTGTGGTGACAATCCCAGGAAATGTCACCATAAATGGCAATCTCAATGTGACAGGAAGTTCTGATCTTCCCGATCAACTCGCTCTCATACTAGCTTTAGGATAATATGGCAAACACCTTTAAAATTGATACTAAATCAAGTGTCGTTACAGATGCTGTTAGTAGCTCTAACGCTACCGTTGTAACGGCTGGAGGTTCAGCAACTTTAGTTCTTTTAAGTTGTTTAGTTTCGAACAAGACAGCATCAAGTGCTGATGTTGATGTTTATTTAGTAACGAACACAGGAGATGATGTTTATATAATAAGAAACGCTCCAGTCCCTGCAGGATCATCATTAGAAATAATAAGTGGATCAAAAATAATTATGGAGTCAAGTGATGTTCTGAGAGTCAGGGCAGGAACGGCAACTGCTTTGGATGTATCAGTAAGTTATTT